GCGTGGCAGAAGGAACTGCTGGCAAGCCAATTGACCTGACAAATCAGGCAGCAGTGGAACTGTACCTTACCAAGAACATTGCTCGCAAGATCAATGCTACTCCAAGTCTCCTGAACATCATGACTACTATTCCTAACCTTGGGCCTTAATCATGGGACTGTTTTCTGATTCACTCGCATACTCGTCGGACACTACTGCTACTCAGGCAGGAGACTACACGTTTGGTGAAAAGGCTGGCGCCGTAGTTGCTGGTGCTTTGGTGTCTGGCCTTGGCAGTATTTACAACACTGGTGTCGGTGCTGTCAATGCTCTTGGCGGCGATGCTGAGGAAATTTCCACCTACAACACACTCAGTGGTATTGATACCAATTGGGCAGAGTATTACAAGAAGCATGAAACTGCCATTGATGTTGGTGGTTTCATCGCAACTAGTCTGTTGCCTGGAGGTCTCGCAGTCAAGGGACTCAACGCATTTCGTGCTGGAGAGACTGCCAACGCATTTGGTCGTGGTCTCAATTTTGCACGCACACAGCAAGCACGACTGTTGAGCCAAGGACTGGATGAATTGGCCATTGAGGGTGGTAGTGTTTTCACGCGGCTCAACAAGAACAAACTAGGAGCGATGGCGTGGGAGACAGCAGATCAAACTCTGCAAGCGGCTACTTTTGAACTCGCTGTTGCTCTCACTATGAAGCAGTCGCCACTGTTGGCAGATGATTCTTGGTGGGACATTGGTAAGGGCATTGCCACTGGTGCTGTCTTGGGCGGTGCAATTGGCGGTGGTATCGGTTCGTTGCTAATTAACAAAGGATTCAAAGATGCTACAAAAGCTCTCGATCTCGTTGGCAATAAGTACACGGCTCTCAGCGGCCTTGAAAACCTTGGACTCGCTGGTGGCGATCAAGCTTACGGTATAATTAATGCCGTAACCAAAGTTCCTGAATCTGTCTTGGAAGCGGACAAGATCATGAACTTCTCATTCAACCTTGGCAGCGGCAAGGAAGTGTACAGCAAAGATGTTTCTGCTTACCTTGCAGGTGTTGCCAAGCAATCCACCAAAGCAGCGATGCAGGACTTTGAACTGCAACTGCGGAAACTGGCTGGCGCCGGTGCAGCTACTGGTGAAGGTGATGCAAGTGCGGCAGATGCCATGGCCAAGTTCATTCTTGGTAAGTACACGGAACTGAAAGCTGCAGGTGCCGGACCAATTCAGATTCGTGAGCAGCTTGGTGACAACCTGTTTAATCTCACTAAGGTGAGCGCTGCTACGGAAGAACGCTTGTACAACGCCAGCGATCTCATGTACTTCAAGAAGTCTCTCACTCCTGAGGAACTCACTGGTATCAAAAGTATCGAAGACCTGCAGGATATGGTTGCTAAGAACACACCATTCGGTGGTAAGGGCAAGGATGCCTACTCTGAACCTTACGTGTTTCTCGGTACTCCTGAGCAGTACGCCGGCTTGAAAACTGCTGTTGTAGGTACTGGCGAAGCAGCAGAGTTTCCTACTCTCAAAGCTGCCTGGGAAGCAGGCTACCATGTCGCCATGCAACAGGATGGCACTCTTCGCATCAACGCTGGTGGTGGAATGTTCCGGCGCGTGGAAGATCCAATCTACGACACTCGTCGCTATCTCAATACTCGCACAGGTGCAATCACCGAAGACACTGTCCTCACTGCTGCTGACAAAGTCACACCCGGCAAGAGCATGAAAGTTTCTGATTGGGGAGTTGAGTATGAAACACCAAAAGGTGGAACTAAGCGGGAGTCTATGGCCAAAGTATTCAAGGAAGGATCAGACCTTGATTATGTCACAGCACGCCATGCTTGGGCTAATAAGCTTCCTGACGCAGCAGTCCCGAGTGAAATCAATTCACGGGATTTTTCCTTGCTTGAAAGGGCCCGTAGTCTCAGTGACGACTTCAAAGACGAACTGAGCATTCGCATGCCAGATGGTTCTACCATTGCTGGAAGCAACATTGAAGACTTCCTTCTCAATGCCAAGGTCGATGGTTTGCGCGATGCGTTCCTCAGTGGTGAGAAGGACATTCGTGCTCTTGCTTACGAGTTCGCTACCACTGAGAAGTGGATTGAAAAGGTTGTTTCTTCTGAATTTGGTTCTGCTCTTCGCAGTCTCGAACCACTGAAGGATGGAATGTCTCGCAACATTGGTGAGTTCGCCAGTCGTGAGAATCTGGTAGCGCACTATGCTACTGCTGACCAATTCACTGCACTGCAAGCGATGAACGAAGGTATGAGTACTGCTGACAAAGTCGCACTCATTAAAGAGCAAGTCTCCCAAACTGGTGGACAGTTCGTCACTGGGGAACTGGCGTACGCCTACCGTGTACAGAATGCTGTAAAGGCGAATCAGAATGCTGCTGCCGCTGTACTGGGCGCCGATAAGTTTGCTACTCTCATCCGTCTCGATCAAGATGCTGCGAAACTCGCTGATAGTCTGGGAGCAGGTGCCACATTCTTGGGAGCAGCGAATGCTTCCTACGGTGAGACTCTTCGTCTCGCAGCGCAGGATATTGGCAAGAAGACTCATCAGTGGATTCAAGAAGCCAGCGACAATGTTGCTAGTTCCTTCTCCACTGTCAGTTCCAAACTCTTGGACAACAAAGCTGCTGCTGCAGAACTCGGCATTGTTACCAACATTCTCCGCAACGAAGGACGTGCTTACGTTCTTGATTCCACTGACCTTGCTGGCAAGCGCTTGATTCTCCGCGATATTGAGAAGATCGCTGATCCTGCAAAACGCTTGGAACTGGAGACTGCTCTCAAAAGTGAAGGTGTTCGCACCAGTATTGACGTCATCAATGACGACACTATGGCGTTCCTCAAGACTCACCAGACTCTCAATGCTGATCGTGTTGGCAAAGAAGGTGTTCTCGTCAATGCTCGCGGCCTCACTACTAACAAGGACCCAGCAGTCTTCTACGCTCCACCCATTGATACCAACTATTTCCAGCACTTTGCCTTTGTTCGTGGCATTGAAGGGAAAGCATTTGGCACCAGTGAAGTGGCAATGATCTTTGGCCGCGATGCCGCAGAGTTGCAACGTCGCATGAGTCTTGTTGATCGCGAGATGTTTGATGTTATCACCAAGGATGGCAGTGAGCGGTACTTCAAAGCTAAGGGCGCCTACGACTTTGACCAAACTATCAATGAACGAAACATTGATTCGGCGCTGAAACGTACTGGTGCTTTGGCGAACTTCTTCCCAGAAACACGGGCGGAAAACGTCATTGAAGACTATCTCAAATTCCACCAGAATCAGGCAAGCAAACTGGTTCGCAATGCTGTAGAGAGCAACTACTCGCAACAGGTTGCTGAGTTGCGTCAGCTTGGTTCCTCTTACGTGGAAGACGCTACCAGTAAGTTCCAAGGGACACTGCGTTCTGCTAAGAGTGAGATCGTCAATCCCTACGATGACGTCATCAAAACTATGATGGATGTTTCCAAGCGTAGTGAGTACACATTCTTCCACCAAGCCAATGAGTTTGTTGATGCTCTTGGCACTCGTGCTTACGCCATCCTTAGTGATGTTACTGGCAAGGCTCAGAAGGGACTCATTGATTTCACGGAAGCGAATGCTATTGCTGAGAAGCATGGCATCAAGGGAATGTACTCCGACAAGGAAGCGTACTTTCTCAGCAATGCGCCACGCGATCGCAACCTTATCAAGGAGTCCATTGCTCGCGCAAACACTATCATTAGCAACTTGGTTCTTCGTTTCGACAGTGCGCAAGCTCTCATGAATGTGGTGTCAACTCCACTGTTGTTGTCAACAGAACTCACAAGTATCAGGAACCTCGTCGCCAAAGACAGCGAACTCGCTGGTGCTCTCGCGCAACTCACAAGTGTGAAAGTTCCTGGCCAAGATGTGGCTGTGCCAAGCACAATGAAACTGCTAGGGAACAGCATTAAGAATTACTTTGGCCCTGACAAGGACATGCTGATTGCACGGTACACTGAGAATGGTGATATCAAAGGTATCAGCAAACTGTACCACGAAGCGATTGGTGACCTCGGACTTTCCTCAGACTTCAAAGTCTTCAATGATGGTGTGTCTCGTGCTTCCGAGAAACTTGGAAAGATCACGGGTAACAACTGGGCTGAAGAATTCACACGTTTTGTCAGTGCTGACGTGATGAAGCAAGTAACAGATCCACTGTTGGCGAAAGGAGTCATCGATCTTCCAACGCAGAATGCGTACATCAGTACCTTTGTCAATCGCGTGCAAGGCAACTACGTAACGTCACAACGTCCTGTTGTTTTCCAAGGTGTCCTTGGTGGCGCAGTCAGTTTGTTTCAAACATATAGTTTTAACTTGTTGCAGCAATTGCTCCGTCACGTAGAGTCTGGTGATAAGAAGGCAGTCGCTACTTTGTTTGGAATGCAGACAGGACTGTTCGGCCTCAATGGTTTGCCCATGTTCGATGCAGTCAATACTAATTTGATTGGCAATGCTGCAATCAATCAAGGTCACTACGATGCCTACAGCATTGCACCAGGACTTCTTGGTAAGGAGATGGGTGATTGGTTGATGTACGGTAGCGTCAGTGCTATGCCACTTATCATGGGTGACAAAACTCCTGCACTGTACAGTCGCGGTGACATTAACCCACGGCACATGACAATCCTGCCAATGACGCCAGCAGACATTCCTGCAATTGATGCAAGTGTTCGCACTGTCAAGAATCTTGTTGACATTGGCAGCAAACTTGTTGGTGGTGCTGACGTTGGGCAGACCTTGTTGCAAGGATTGGAACACAATGGTTTGAACCGACCACTGGCAGGACTTGCTCAGGTTCTTGCCGGCCGTAGCACTACCAGTAAGGGCAACCTTATCAGTGCCAGCAGTGACATGGAGTTAGTAGCAAATGCTTCTCGCATCCTTGGTGCTAAGCCGATGGATGAAGCAATCGCACTTAACAACATGTACCGTATTAAGAGCTACGTGGCGGCAGATCAGGATCGTATGAGTGCGCTGGGTGAACGCGTTAAGACTGCGCTGATTGGCAATCGCGTTCCTAGTACTGAGGACTTCAACAAGTATATGAAAGATTATACTGCTATCGGAGGACGACTGGAGTCGTTCAATGGCAGTATGCAGAAGTGGATGCGTGATGCTAATACTTCTGTTATCCAATCCATGACTCGGAATATGAACACTCCATATGCCCAGCGATTGAGCGAAATCATGGGAGGAACTCCGCTGCAAGATTATAGGAATACTCCTGCATCCGCAGCGGAGAATGCTGACGCGTTGCCTTAGTAAGGAGGCATCTTGTCAGTGAGGTGAGGATCTTCCTCCTGTTGACGTTCTGCTGCAGCAATTTCTGCTTCGTAGACAGTCAACAGTAACAATTCAATCTTTGGTTCAGGTTTCCAGTAATTTGGACCCTTCATTACTTTTCCAAGTTCATTCTTTATCGGCTGGCCGTCTGCTCCAAGTTTGGAGAAGTTCGACTGCATGATGATGTCAAGAACTTGTTGATTTGGGATGTTGAAGCGCTTCATTTCACTAGCACAGTAGACTTGAATGTCACCCATCAAGTCTGCCAGCATCGTGAATACTTCGAGGCGCCAAGGAGAACTCACTGGTGCAGTTTCCAAGTAACGAATAATGTCGTCGTACTCATTGACTTCATTCGTGAGGATAGTCTTGTAATTTCTGCAGCGTTCAAGAATCTCCTCACGACTGGCAGTGTGCAGTTGCGTCAGTCCGTACATCTCATTGAACATCGCAACATCGAGTTCAAACTTGGTGTATGGAACTGGCAATTCCTTGTCAAGGACATAGTCAAAAGACACCTGCGCAGGATTGTGATAGACTCGAGGATTCACAGGGTCTTGCTTGAACTGCAATGGTGCCTTGCTAATATTCGCTTGTGCCCAGTAGTCTTGTTGCACACTTCCCGTAGTTATAACGTCTGCAAATTCCTTAATCACAGGAGGCGCATCGGGCCAAAGATTGCTCCCCCGCTGTACCAGTTCTTTGAAAGCGCCAACTGCTTCTGGCGAATTGAAGCTGAACGAATTCCCGATGTTACCAAGTTCGCCCGCTGTGCATTCGATAATGATTGCCATTTGTTTCTCCTAAGCTCAGGATGTGTACGTCTACACTGATTGCAATATGGACTATACCCGTCGGAGTAGTGCCGAGATTGAATGAAGTTCTTTCTGCGAGACAGTGTCTGCTTGCAGTGTTGGCAAATACAAAACACAGTGGGTTTCATACTTTCCCCTTGAGTTCTTGCAGTAGATTGAAGTCCACGTACAATGCACTCCTGTTGATAGGTTTCTGCATTGCCAGGAATCCTGCAAACTTACCAGCCTTGCCATCTGGCGGTTGAATCTTCTTCGCTTGAATCAGACCAGACAGAATGTCTGTCAGTTGCTCGCGCTTGTCAAGGTCACGACTAACAACCTTCCACAAGTCTTCAAACGTGAGCGGCTTCTTCGCCTCATAGAGGGCACTCATTACATTCTGAGTTGCCTCACTGTTGCGACTCTTACCAAACTCACCAAGCGCCTTACTCATAACACCCTCAGCCTGCGAGAGGATAGTGTTAGCAAGGAGAACATCTTGCATGTCAATGCGAGTACTCAAGCGCATAGCAGTAACAACAAGGACAAGTTTCAACAGGTGCGTGAACCTGCGAGTGCTGTAATGCTTCAGGCGAAAATCATCTAACTCTGGCCACGTACGGTAGATCATATCCAACGCACGCTTGGCCTCAGTAGTTACTGTTGCTTCCCCTTGAACTGATTCATTAATCCTGCCAAAAAATCCTCTGAGATCTTCCCCGAGTTGTTCAGGAGGTTTTGTAGGAAATGCAATTTTTCTTCCGCTTGGCTCACCATGGATGAGTAACAAGCGTGACATGAATCCTTGTCCAATGGACTGAACTGGAAATGCTTCCTGGAACCCAGTATGGGTGTTTCCCCCAAGGATGGAAATAGTAGGTTGATAGATAGCGAGGCTTTTACTATTCTTGAGTCGATGCTTGTAAGTAGTACTTTCATCGTCCCAATCCCACAAGCTGCCGAGGAGTGAGAGAAAATCAAGATTTCCACTTCCTGCGAACTCGTTAAACTCGTCAGCGCAAATGAAGATTTCTCTAGCAATTCCGTCATGACTATTCGTGTTATCGGAAATTTCAAGATTTCTAAGGATATCTTCAGCTGTGAGATTTTCGCCATCACCCCTACTTCCTCGGGATTTTCTATTGGTTGCAGTTCCATAATCACGTTCTCCAAAATTGTCAGGGAGTCCTTCCAAATCTAGGAGGAACTTTTCCTTGGTTGTTTTCTCCGCAGCAAACTTCTCGTACCCGGTACCTGCAAGAATCTTTTTGCTTGTTTTAACTGCGCTGCTTTTCCGAGTCCCTGGATTTCCAATGAGCATGATGTAGCTGTTGGGGAAGATCCTAGTAGTTCCAAAGGGAAGGTAAAACTTCCGTCCAAGGAAGGCTCCAACACTAGCGATAAGGCTCCATCGATGGAAAATAATTGGGCTCTCAGTATCTTTGACATACTCAAAGTATAAGTCAAAGAGGTCACGATCTGGTGTTGCCATGATATGTGAAGGGTTATTTTAGTTCTGACCATCTTGTTTTGCCGCTGGAAATGTCACTAGGAATGTACATGTTCCTAGTAACGCCATCGGCCCCTTTGATTGAAACTGTTGTGTTCATAATCTGAGACACAATCTTTGGAGTGTCAGGATTAGAGACAAGATACTGGAAGAAGATACTGTCATGGATTTGTGCTTTCACCCGTACAATGTTTCGGAGAGGGCAATGAATCTCAACACCGTCTTTGTAGTAGGAGTTGTAAACACTTGCTCGCCAGACATTGTAGAACTCTTCGTTGATGATGTCAACTGAGAGATTCTGCGGTGGATGCGCAACTGCCGCATTAAGCATCGGCTTGTTTGCGCGCGATGGGCGACCGAAGAAAATACGAGTCCACCCACGAGGGCTAACAATACGACCAGTGAGATTAACTTCCTTGATAACAGCATCATAGTAACGGCCCCGTACTCCTGGATATGTCCTGTCGTAAACTGCCAGTAGATGCTCGCACACTTTCTTAAGTGTCCAGTCAGCAGGAAGTTTCAACACTGCTTTCGCTTGTGCGACTTTGGCCGGCCCCATAGTTGCAAGCATCACAGTTGCACCCATGTTGTAGTTTGCACCATGGTTGGTACGCTTAGCTAGTTCACGGAGAATCTTGTCAAGAACAGTATGTGTTACTTCGTCGAAGATTTTTTCGTACGCTACTCCGAAGAAACTAGCGGCATTCCAACTGTGGTAATCATGCGGCCCTTCGACCAAGTCAATAAGGGCAGTTTCTCCAGCAAGGTAACCGACACACCGAGCTTCTGATTGTGCTTTGTCGATCTCGCATAGTAAGTAGCCGGGATCGGAAACAAGACATTGTTTGACAATCTTCCCACGCGGAATATTCTGGATCTGAAAGCCGCACCAGTAGCTGCTTGCACTGCTTGCAAGTCTTCCGGTGTCTGTACCAGCGGGGTTAAGTTTATAATGGAGGCGGCCATGGTAGAAACTTTCAGGAACAAGATAGTTGGTGAGAACTTTGCGATCACTCTTGATACTCTCAGATAGCGAGAGTATCTTATTGTTCAGTGGGTGGGCGGCCATCGCCTTAAGAGTTTCAGCTTTTCCGGTACCACCAAGATTGCCGCAGCCAAGAACAGTGAACAGTTTTGCCATCTGCTGCCAAGAACCAACATTGAAGTTCGGACCACTAGCAATCATGGTCTGGAATCTTGTAGTGTTGTCTTTGATCTTAGTTTCAATTTCCGATTTCACGCTTAAGAGTTTCTCTTCGTCAACAGCAATGCCTTCGATCTCGGCGGCTAGACACGGGAATACGAGTGGGAACTCTTTAAGGTAGTTGCGGATGGCATAAGACTCAGACTCCAACAGAAGAGCAAGGTAGCTACTAACAGTAGCCCAGCAATCTTTAGCATTGTAACGGTAATAATCTGTAATGCTTCCAGATTTCCCATCGTCTTTCCAGTAGCGAATATCCCGTATCGCATAAGCCGTAATGAAATCCAAACGCTTCGGATACTCAGAAAACATAGAATGAAACAAGTGCTGAGTATCGTGAAGCCAGTTGAATACAGGAGCACCAAAACGCATAAAGTAGAGAGTGTCGTATAGTCCATTTTGCATCACCTTAGGTTGCGGGAGTTTGTTGAACTTGCGAATCCATTCCAGCATGAACATGGATGCAAAGGGAATAACAAGGCACTCAATGGTATGAGTCTCAGCGAAGTACGCACCGTAACCAACACAGTTAATAGTACGGAGAGGATTGGGATCAGGAGTTTCAATGTCGATACTGATAAGAGTAGCGAGCCGCTCCCACCGCTCAAAGAATTCTGGCAGATTCTCTGGTGTTGCTATCGTCCACTTGAACGCAGGAGGAATGAAGAAACTAGCAGGATCTACTAGTTTCTTGATGAACCGTGTAAGGGCCGCCTGAGCCCACCCGACTGTTTGTAAGTTTTTGAGGGGGTTTGCAAAGACGACAGGTATTCTATCACGGGGGGTATAAAGCAGGCTGCCCTGATAATCATCAAGAGTAACACCACGTCGATTGTTCGGCGGAATGAAGTCTGCTTGTGCGTATAGCAAAGTTTTGAGGAAAGCTTCATTGGTGCAAAGTATCCCATCAAGTTTGGTTGGGAGTTTACTGACACTATTCTCCAAGTCAGTAATGGTGAACGGCGTGGAAAGCTTAGACTTCCAAACTGTTTGTGTTCCTTTGGTACAGGTTCCCAGCAGTTGCTGGTAGCTGGAATCTTCAGGAGTACCAAGATGGAGAAGGGTTGGCATAGTAGTTGTAGTGTTGGATACTGTTAACTTTTGGGAGCCTGCTGGGCGTCACTCCAGTTGAAACCCTCAATACCCACAAGGCTTGTTCCTGTTTCTAGCCGTAAGGCCCGGGCAGCGCATGTATTGAAAAGTTACGGTACTTACCGTACAAATCAGGCTCTCAAAAATTGCTCGTCTTTCCGAGCCGTCAACCCTACTGTACTTTTACGTCGAACTTTCTAGGGTATTCCCGACGTGTCGTGATCGCGAGTTTATTACGCTCCCACCACAACAATCACCACCTTACTGAACAATGATGTCAGTAACAGAACCGTAGACGCGATCCGGATCTTTCTTGTCCTTGCGGTTCTTGACATTGCAAGCAATGGTCAGTTCCGTCATGTCATCACGGATCAGTTCGCCCAAGTTGGTTTTGCCAAAGTGTTCAGCAAAGGGCTTGAGAATCTTCTTGAGATTGCCCAAGCCGAACTTGTTGTCAATGAAGAACACAGTGGAGAACTTGGTGCCCACAGGAACTGCAACGGTGTTGACAGGGTCTTTCAGTTCCACTGTTTCCACCACTTCCAGCAGCGCTTCCACTGCCGGTTTGTCCGCCACTTCCTTGGCGTCCATCGTGATCTTCAGAATGTAACTGCCGGGAGGAGGAGTTTCAAAACTGGGGAGATCGGCGAGGTCGTCGATGCTGGTAGCGAAGAGGTCGTCAATGCTTGCAAAGCCTTTGTCGTCTTGATTGTCAGCCATGATAGAGTTTCCTAAATGGTAAGGAGATTGATGAATGTGAGGAAGATTCCTCGTTCGAGTAGTTGGTAGTAAGTTACCAGCTCAATCAGTTACCAACACCGCTTGGTAGTTGTCCGTAAAGTCCGCGTCCTTGCAAGGATAGACTTCACCAGAAGGTGAACGGATCAACCAGTCACCAACGTCAGCTTGTTGCCAACCAGTGTTGGATTTCACGTGGATGCTATCTGTTTGTGGTATAGGTACAATGGTACCATCCACCAAACCACCGATGAACCAGTCAGGATATCCCCGAGTGTGGCTGTAATCTGGCGGTAGTTTCCAAGCGTCCACTACTTTCGGTTTGCTTTGATACTTAGGCATGTTAACTCCTAGCGACGGAAGTCAACAGTAGCGCCCAGCAGTTCCTTACCAGCAGAGCGATCTTCCTGCAAGTGCGAGTAGCAGCCAGCGTAGCCAGCAACATCCAAGATGGAATCGAAGTGATCGGGACTTTTGGCAAGCCGTGCCATCTTCACACCAATCATCAACAGTGCAACGTCTTCAGGAGTGATGACGGAATCTGGCAGCATCTTCGGCGCCAAGATACCTTGCCAGATCATGGAAATCTGCGAGAAGTTCTGCAGCTTGTTGCCGTACTCTTGCTCGCGTGGGCCGCTGATAGTTTCCTGTGCCTGCTGCAGCATGGGCTTGGGAGTAACCGTTGGTGCTGGTTTGTCAACCAATCCACGCAACACTGCATTGTCAGCAGTCTGCTGCGGCAACACATGCTCAGCAATGCAAACACCAGGAAAGTTGTTACCCTTAGGGGTGGATACCTTGGTGACGCGAGGTACGCCGCCTTTGGTTTCAACCGTGACTGCTATTTTCTTACCAAGCAGTGGTGATTTCTTTTTCGTCATCACTTGACTCCTTCAACTCAGATGAACTTAGCATCTTTTGTGCCACGTTCGAAAGTAGAAACAGCCTTGTCACCAGCAACTTTGCAGCTTTGCTGCGTTGCGAACGGGACTGCCACCATAGCCATCGAGTCTTTTTCAGACATAGCTCCGATACTCAGAAAGAGTACCATATACCAAACAGGTGTAATCATGTGAATAGCTCCAAAAGTGAAGGGGTTTCTTGTTTCTCCAGTTCCTTGCCAGTCCTGGAGCCTAGCACAATGCTGCCGCTGTACGTGGTACTGCTTGCTGCTTTGTGTTTCTTGTTGACGATATCAGTGTAAACCACATCATCAAAATACTTTGCAAAGGTCTTGGAGAATTGGGAAGTTCCAGCAATAGGAACCAGTTTCTTTTTCCCGTCTTCCATTTCCACCAAGTTCTCATGAGTAATGACTACTACATGGAATGGTGCCTGCTGCAGGATCGAAAAGATACGATCAAGGATGCGTCCTTGTTTTGCGTAGTCATCCCAATCTGGTTTCACATCGTAGTTGTCCTTGAGGATGAGTGCCCGCTGGATGTAGTTCATCGCACTAGCAGACAGTTGACTGCCACTGTCAAGGACGAGAACATCCTCATTGGTGAAAGTACCAACGTCGATACTAGTAGACCCTTCGGCGCCCAGCCCTTTGCAGCGTGCACAAGCAACCTGTCCGTGAGCATGGCAGATGCTCTTGCTTCCACCCTTGATGACATGCAGCATCGTTTCGATGGCAACAGGAAACACCTGAGTGTCCGGAATGCGGAAGAGTTCGATGTTGTCGAACCATTCGGGTTTCATCCGTGGAGAGGATAGTAGAGTTTTAATACCATCCTCGAAGTCGAACCACCAAAGTTTCTTGATGCTTGCAAGTTGACCAACCAGATCAGTCTTGCCAGTTTTGGGTGGTCCGTAGACAAGGATCTTGCGAGCCGCTGATGGTTTGTAGTGTTGGAGTTTCATGCTCGTTCCTTAGTTTGTGCGGCAACCAATTCTGCCAACGTAAATGAGAAGTCAACACTCTCAAGGCCGTGAATGTCTGTGAGTATCGGAGCTTCAACGCCATGAAACAGACTAGTGTTTCTCATATGGCAACTTCCATACCACTCACACTGACGGTTGTACTTGTTAATGCAAGACTCACCACGCTTAGGGTAGAATCCCAGTTCCTTGTACTTGTCAATCATCGCGTGGTCAAGGAGAAGATCTTGCAACCACTCTGCTCGCTGTGTACGATTCTTGGTGAATGGCAGGAGTTGAAACTCCCGAGCCTTGGAACTGTAGACTATGTAGAGGACTTCGTAATCCGGGTCAGTAAGTCCAAGGTTGCCAGCAATAGCATCAACCACGACAGAATATCCAAGAGCTTGGTAGCTATTTCCGTATGTGGCGTCTTTAACAGTTTCGAAACCAGTGGTCTTACCTTCCCAAACAGCAAGTCTTCCAGAAGTACGATGACGCAGAATAACATCAATGTGACCAAAGTGATAGTAACCATTTTGTGTGTCCACTGCAAACGCCAGTTCCACGGCTGGCTTGCCGTTTGGAAGTACGAACACTTCCCAATCTGCCAGTTCATTTGCCATGAACCAACCAAACTTTTCAACAGCGTACAGTGCCCAAGTCAGAGACTTGTTGGCAGTAGCATTGCCATTGGCATCTGTCTTCTCCGCATCGTATGGTGCTTTCCAGGCCATCCAACATGCCAGTTGTCCTGCTTGTAGGGAACCGGTAGCAGCATACGTTTGAATACCAGCACCGACAGCGTGACCAAAGGCAAAGTCAATGTTCTCTTGCATTGCTTCTGCTGCAATGTCGATGCTCGCAGGAAGATTCTGATGGAGAACTTCCAACTCGTACAGTCGTGGGCAGTCATGCAGCATCGACAGCTTGGAGTAACTAGTGACGTTACCATGCGCAATGAGGCGGCGATAGCCTTTGTCACTAGTGTTTGCGCTTATCCTTTTAGCTGCTGCAATTTGTTCAGCAGTCGCTGGTGTGCGGTCAGTACTGGTGCCTCCGTTTGCGGAGAAACTACTGGAACTATCGGCACCGTAAAAGACCTCATCCAGTCGAGAGAAGATTGCGTCTCTTGCAGCATTTCCTGAGGCATTGGTTTCCACTTACGACTCCTAAATTCTAATGCTTTTTGATACTCTTGGAAGTAGCTGAAGCTTTCATACTCTGACATTCTGTTGAATAGTCCTAAGCACGCACGACAATGCAAGTGCAGACCTGTTCCAACATTGAAGTTCTTACACAAGAAACACAATCTGCAGAGTGGAAACTGGTATCCTAACTCCGTGGCAAACTGCGAAGGATATTGTCTCACAGGCTTCAACAGCGCGTACGTTACTTGTTCTGCTACTGACCAGTTGATTGCATAACCTGGAGGTCGTGCATTCCAAGGAAACAACAAACTACGATCCCGAACTGCAATCGCATAAGATGTTGCCCACTTCAACGTACTACTGTAGAATGGACTTGGCATTGTTGTCTACCTTACTAGCAAGCCTACAAGCAGTGCAATGAAACAAGTACACTTTGTGTTTCGGACAAGGCACTAGCAATTGGATCACAGCATATCCATTGTCAACTGCGCCGCCTTCTTGGAAGCAGATGCTTTCCCCTTAGTACCAGTGCTTGCGGCCACAAGAGTCGTGTCAGTGACGATCTGTTGGGCACTCATAATTTTCCCGATCTCTTCATCTTTCAGCAAATGCACCAGTTCCTCATGACCAATCATAAGGCGGTGGATTTCACCAAGATGAACTTTCATCTGCGGGTCTTTGTCCAGCATCGCAGTTTCCAACAGTGACAGGCGCTGGATAATAGCGTTGTACTGGGGCGATTGCGTTGACTGGCTGGCGCCATCGCCAGTGGTGGTTGTAACGAGTTGCGTTGCGTCAGTCATGTTGACCTCCCGTAGTATCCGAACTGCTCCACATGCCGGGCAGTTCTTGGTCATCAGTAGACTGCTGGTTCTCACCAGCAATGTCTGCGTCTGTCGGTCGCTGTTCCAGAGTATGTACAAGCTCTACCAATCCTGGATCTACTGGTTTGCTGTGCTCTTCGCAAGCCCAGATGCCAGCAACACCTTTAGCATTCTGACGATACACAGAAGTACCATCAGCGGGACCCTTACCACAAGTAATGCACTTCATATCAAATCACTCCAAAGGAAACATCACTGTTCAGTGGTGGAAGTCCACGCTTCTTACGCAGTGCGTCAAGGTAAATCTTACAAGTAGCATCAACCTTGTTACCATCGAACTGGATCTTCAAATCCAACGCATCATTCATGATGCTAACAAAGTCTTCTGCTTGATGTGCCATTGCCCAGGATACTGCGATCCACAGTGTGGGCCAGTAGTCATTGAGTTCTCGGCGCAGTGCATTGTAAGATTCAGGAAACAAGTAAATCTTCTTGCTGAAGTCTGCCTTGTCACCAACAATGTTGTGAGCAGAACTGCCAGTATCGTCAGGTCCCGCAATTGTCTGTGGTTTGAATGCTGCGAGCTGTCGGTTTTGTTCTTCCAATAGTTTGCTGGCAGTGGAAGGAACGAAGATGTTTGGTGTTGCTTTAGACATTAGTAGTTACCTTGTTACCTTGAGGCTGCGTAGTGTTGCTGGTTGGGGTGCTAACACCAATGCTTGTTTGCGCTTGTAATCAGTAGCAACTTCTTGCGTATAAGCATCCGGGTCCGTATCTGCACACGTGTCACCTGACTGTACGTCAGTATATAACCAAGCTACAATCTCTGCTTGAGCTGCCTGCTTTGCCAGTGCAGCGGCTACTGCTTGGCGCGCGTAGTCTTGAGTTTCTTCTTTGGTGTAGCCGCGAGGTACGCCGACTGCCAAATAACCGCATCCATCGTGTTCACTGGAAGCTGGAAACTTCCCGCATTTGTTACAGTAGTAGCCAACAACTTCTTGCAATTCTGGTAACTCCACCGCCAAAAATGCGGGTGCGGCGGCCCTGTCCTTGGTTTTTGCCAGTGCTGCTTCCAAGGCATCTGCTATGTGCCCAAGATTCGTGTGGAATCCTTGTTTGCGACAAGCTCTTGCCCAAGCAATAAGCTCCACAGGAGTAGGAACTACTCCTGTTTTGTCCTCATTCGCTCTTGTCATTTCACGTACTTCGTCTTCCAGTTGTGTGATTACCAGTTCTGCTTGACGAATGAAACCATGGTAAGATTTCAGGTAACTGACACGTTGCATGTGATCCAGTTGATTCAACAAAGCAGCATGCTTGTAAGTCTTGTCAGCCATGTTAGTAACTCCTTCCAAAATCACGAGCATCTTCTGCTGCGTTGCGTTCACGAAACTCCCGCGACTCGATACTCCCAACATGACTGGCCGCCCGATCAGCAGCCTGTCGAATCTTGCGATGCTCCCGCTCGGAGATTGCATCGAGGATCGTTTCCAAACTGCGCTGCATTACAGCTTTGCCAGTAGGAATGATGTTGGGATTGTTCATGATAGTGGAGAGGGAGGAAGTCTTAGCGAACAAGAAATTGAATCCAGTTGATGGCATCCGCAGTGTACGCAGCAGGAACTGCTACATCTTCTGGGACGTTGGTTACAAGAGTGGAGCAGCCACTGAGGAAGAGTGACAGGGTAGCAGCTACTACGAGAATAATCAGGACTGCTACGCAGAATCCTAGAATACCATCATCATAGCGTTTCATGGTAGGTACTTCCAAGCAAGGTATGTTGCAGTCAGCGTAGTCTGCACTACCCACAAATTTGCAAGTACTGCATACAGATCAGTCCAACTGCGGTAGATAGCACGACTGCCATGTACACACAGGAAACGATACAGGGAGTAAAGTAGTCCGAACTCAAATACAAGTGCTGCAATCATTTCGAATCCTTGGTGATAGCAATGGTGGCTTGGATGCAACGCATCGCTGGGGTGTACGAAGTTGTCTCGTCTACCAGCTTACGGACACGTTCGCATTCTGCTGCAGTAGAGAACCGCTCAACCACAGTAGTGTTGAATCTTTCGTACTTGCCCACGGACATCAGCAGCCAAAGAGTAACAGTAGTAATCATAACCGGGATCCATCCCAACTTAACTTGAAATAGATGACAACAAAACCCTTGGGGATTTCATTCTCACGCGATGCTTTGACAATACGAATCTCAAGGTTCCCAGCAAATGGCATGCCCAATTTCTTCTTACTTGCAGTCTCAAGACTCTTCTCCTTGAGTACCGCATTTTTCAGTGTGTTCACTGAGGATTCATGGCAGCGTACTGGTACTTCCTGCCCAACCTTTACAGCCTTGATACTTTCCCAGATTGGTTGATACTTACGGGGCATTGGTAGTGTCCTCTAATGCTGGGAGCGTTGCAATCACTTCGTAACTTACTGCGTTTCGTTTCTTCTCACGTAGAAAGAACGTGGCAACAGTGTTTTCTTTATCCAGTTCGAGACTCACAACAAGAGGCTCCAACTCAGGATCAAGAAAGCCTAGTTTACCCATTTGGTCTTTATAGTCTTTCCACTTACGGAGCAACGATACCCTAACCACTGCCGCTTGCTTGTCTGTTAGTACCAGAGCAATCTTACGGTCAGCAACTAGGGCATCGAAGATTTCGACAAGAGTCACAGCGACTCAGTTCGCAGCAATGTGTTCCAGATACTTGATGACTGCCAGTTTCTTGTACTGAACATGGAAGCCATTGACATGAGGAGTCAAACGAACACGACGCTTGCCACCCTTAGGGGTCAGTGCCGCTGCTTCGATAGCATCCAGCTTGTAAGCATTGCGCCGCGCATCCATGCGAGCGTTGCCATCCTTGGAAACGTAAGTGCCAAGACGAGGAGATTCGTGCAGCACGATAGTGCTTTGGCGCTTGAACTCCTTGCGAGCAGCAGATGGTGTAAACTCTGGCTCTTTGAAGTAACCAGCGAAACCAACAGCAGCAATCAGAGATTGAATCAATTGGATTTTACCGAAAGGAGAAATGTTTGTCATGATGGTTCCTTAGAAGTTTCGAGAGTGGGAGGGCGCGCTGTTAGTGAACAGGCTTACGGAAGAGAGCAGGAACCTTGTGGAGTTCTGCCTTACGAGCAGCAATCGCATTGGCGCGACTGGCTTCAGGATCGTGACTGCGATAGGCGCTGACACTTGTTGCTTTCACAGTGCCATCGCGCAGCAGTTGCTGGCGGAGAGTTGCAGGAATGGAATCACGTTTGCTTTGTGCCATGATAGTTGATGTTCCTTGAAGTTGATTGATAAGGAGAAGTTAAGATAAAGAACTACTACTCGCACATGAGATTTAACACGGTGCCTTGCATTTCTGCCTGTTGGTCGCAGTAGAATAGTTCGTTGATACAACTAAACCAGAGCTTTATCTTACCCTCTCATAATAAGAAAACCCCGGAGCCAGTATTGCTACCAGCGTCCGGGGTTTATCAAGGTTCTACTGGCCTGAATCCAGCACAAGAACCTAGCGGGATGCGCCCGCCGCCGATGCTTACAGGTTGTCCAGTGTCAACTTTTCTTCCGTCTTCAGCAGTTTGGTCAGACGGTTGATGAAGTATTCCAAGACTTCTTGGTTTTCTTCCACAGTTTCTGCGCCGACTGTAGTCACGTAGACTTGCAGTGCATTGCTGAACATTTCCAGCACGTCCTTCTGCGAACGCTGTTTCTTGAAGCCCGATTGGAAGCACAAGATGTGATTCTCGATGTTCGGCTTGGGCTTGTTGAGAGCGGCCGGCATAACTGCCAAGTAGGATTCCAAGAAGGTAGCAATGTCTTCGTCGCTCGGCACGGAACTGGCACGTTCTGCCTTGGGCATGTTGCTGATAGCAGTCCAGTCCAACTTGTCATAGTCGAGGCTGGCCGCAGTAACAACAGCGTCCTTGTTTTCAGGCTTTTCGCGGAAGTCATTGATCTGGCCGCGAGCAACCCGGTACACCTGGTCGGTGATGGTGGACAGTACCAGTTCAACTTCTTTGGCGTACTTGACAGGATCGTTCAGGAATTCTTGCAGACGAGGAATGCTGGGAACTGGCAGATCAATGTCCACAGAAGGATGCTTCTTGCCAGCGCCAATCACTGCGCCCTTTTCATCGCGCAGCTTTTCAGTCTTGAAGTGGAACACAGACTTCACCAGATTCACCAGCGCATTGCCAGTAGAAGTTGCAGCAGTCTCAGCAACAGGGGCTTGATTCTCTTCACTCATTTTGAAATACTCCAAAGGTTAGTAACAAAAGCGTTACGGGTTTCATGAAACTTTCTCCGCACGAACTTGCATTGAAAGAACGTTCAGTCTAACAGGTGATCGGTCACTTGTCAAGAGGGGTTTTGTTCTGTTGTTGCCTGTTGAAGTGCTAGTGTTGCAGCGGCTGCTCGATATTCACTAAGGATAGGAGCAGTGTCAACACCAAGAGCAAGCAACCTGTTCAATGTTTTCTCGATCTCCTCAGTAAGAAAGAGTTCAAGATCACTAGCACTGAGCCAGAGTTGCACTGGCATTTGTGAGCGTGGTGTTTGTAACTGCAGTTGCACTGTTGCTGTTGGTGTGATAGCAGCAGCGATATCCCAAGCCAGCAGTTGTCGCAACTTGTTAATCTGTTGGGCAGACTGCACAATGTCTTTGGGGTCTGAGAGATTCATACTCATAAGGTTCTCCTAATAGCGGATCAGTCCGCAAAACTTCCACAAATTCAACAATCGTTTTTCGTAACGATCATCGTAGCCTTCAGCATTATTGCTCCAAGGATTCTTTCCATACCAGAGTTTGAAACAGAGGTAGAGTTTGTTAGTTGCAAGGTCACGCCGCGCCGAAACACCAATGTGTTTGCCAAAGCAAAGGAGCTGGTGGCTGCAATCACTGTGAACTTTGATGCTTGCATTGTCGCCGGCAACATCGTTGAACACATCACCGTTGAACACAACATCGTAGAACTTAGCGAAGTCTGTGATTGTCATGCAAACAACAGGCGATACTTTGTACTTGGGATTGCTCAGTACTTCCATTGGAAGGAAGAATGAGGATTCAATCAGCAGGTTTGTTACCAGTGCGTGGTCATCCTTTGTTGCTGTGAGTATGTCAGTGATGACAACAGTTCCTTCCACTGTACGTGACCAGTCACTGTTAGGTTTGGATTCTTCTTTCATTCTTCTTGCTCCCCAGTAATAGTGAGGTCATCCACAATATCGATACCAACGTCATCTTCGTCAGTATCATCCTCTTCGCCGCCCAGCACATCATTGATATTTGGAACATACGAAGGCTTGACAGTAACTGTTGACTGTTGTTTGAGTGCGGCATCCCGGTACTTGTTCTGGTCAGTGTGTGCTAGTTTCCACTTAGCATGCGCAATCATCCACAGTACCTTGCTTGGGAAGTCTGCAAGGCGTGGTTCAGTCATACTAATAGACCCATCTGCTACACCAGCAGCGATACTGCTAGGAACAAGAATCTCGTAGGCCTCGAACTTGGTTTCAAGGATGGTGCGCTTGTAACTGAGACGATCAAGGAACGCAGCGCTGATACTGCTACCAGTAGGAACTTCACAGAGGAAAATCTCCTCGAACAGATCAATGTCTGCCATTGTGAACTCACTGATCTCCTGCTCAGTTTCTGCATCGAACAGTTCCCACATCCATCCAGCAGTATCACGCTCGTAACGTGCAGGGATGTGAGCAAGAAACCAACGCCACAGGAGTTTCTTACTTTTGGGAGTCTTGGCGACAACGTCATCACGAATACCCTTGAGTGCAATCTCAGCACTACGGATCTTCTCCGCTTCAAGGTTATCCCTGACTTTGGTTTCGTATTCTTTCTTCACCTTCCAGCAGTCTTGGATATATCCATGAAGGTCGATGCCTTTGTTGTTCTTGCTAATGCGCAAGTCTGGAAACTTGAAACGATTGGATTCCAAGTAGTTCTTCCAGTAACTGAGCTGCATCAGTGAGGTCCAGTTGACATACACTTCTTGTAGTGTCGGCAACCACACGATAGATTGATCGACCTCACTCATATGGTGGATGATCGCCAGAGCAGTTACTCGCAAGGTTTGCTCTTGCTTGAATGTAATTGCTTCATCTGCTGCTTGTTGCTGTGTAAGTTCACAGAACTGATACCAACTGTTGCGCGCAAATTGCAGCAGCGCTGTTGGTTCCAGTGAGAAGATTGGATGCAGTGCTTGGGTGTGTTTCCACTGAGAGAGGAATGGCACATGCCCTGCTACACGGAGAACAGTCAAGGCACCAACAGTAATACCAGTGCGTGTGCAAAGGATTGGATGGACTTGCTTGTTGTCAGTAGCATCGAGTTTGTTTTCAGTAGTCATGATTGATTTGAGTCTTTCGATTTGCGCAATGCGCTTAGTTACACACAATGAAACATCCCGGCACTGTTGCAAATGCAACCGCAAAGACTACGAACACAATAGCAACTGCAATGCCGCAGTTAATGAGGAACTCTTTGAACATTATCGAATGTTCCCTTCCTTGGACATAGTAACGCGTGCGTCATATACGTCACTCATACGCTTCTGGTACTCCGCTGCTTGCTTCAAATGGTACGCAGCTTGTGCTTTGTAGTAGTTATAGTTTGCTTCCAATGCTGCGAGACCGAGAGGTGCTCGATCTGTTTGGTAGTTTACCGTATATCTCATGATGCTATCCTTTCTTGTTACGATTAATAATGCTTGCTTCATACGCTTCGATCTTCCCAGTTACCCAATCCATGAGTGCTGGGAATGTTACGCACTGAGAAGCTGCAAACTTGAGGTCATCCTCATTGAAAATCCCTACACGATAGCAGAGACTCACCGCAGTACCCTTGAGGTGAGGATCAATGCGCTTAGCAGCAGCGTACATGCGGGAGTAGGAGCCGTGGTATGATTGTGCTTGCAGCACTTTGACGTTACTTGTTGCCATGATTGCTCCTACCAAAGTAAAGTTACAGGACGCTGTTCATACAAGCAAGATTCCGTAGCGTCAATGACTGTACGAACAAGCGCAATTGCTCTTACTTCCATGGCAACAATTGTTCTGCAAGGATGGAAGGGACGAGGTGCTGTAGTAGGAAACATCTTCCACAATTTAGTCTTAATCATCATGCATCCTCCTCACTAGTGATTTTCTCTGCGGCTTCCTGTGCAAACTTCTCTTGCAAGGATACCAACTTTTCCGCAAGAGTATTACCCTTGAGTCGTGGGTTCTTAGCGGCCTTTGTTAGTGTCCCTGCTTTCATGCCGCGATCAGGCTCACAGATAATGTACAACTCCTTAGCAGCGCGAGTGATAGCAGTATAAACTAGCTCGCGGCTTGTCATCTTCGCATGATCTGCGTGGAAGAAGATTACCACTTTGCGCCACTCACTACCTTGTGACTTATGCACGGTAATGGCGTAAGCAAAGAGCATTTCATTGATAGCACTAGCACTCGAGAGTTCCGTTGTCTCGTATCCATCCGTATCCATGCTATTATCATTTGGTGTCCAATCGTGGGGATTGGTGCCATTGATGAAACGAACAGTAACCTTGTGACTGGATGATGTTTTGCGGTCAGTGATTTCACCGTGGTTAAGAACCAAATCGGCCAAGATCGCATCCACATCAACACCAGAGTGTTCTAGTTCGTAGTCTTCACTCGCTGTGAGATTTAGTTCCTTGCGCTTGGTAACACCACCCCAACGATCCATAGAATACTTCTCAGGATTGGTAGGATGTTTCCCTTGGTAGGATGTGTTGTACTCGATCTTAGTAATGATGGCTTCACGCTTGTTAACCAGCATCTTGTCACCAACTGCAAGGTAATGCGTCTTGAAACCAGCGATGACTTCAAACACCTTGGCATTACGCTCACGTCCAAGCCAATCAGCAATGGACAGATTCAACTCAATAACACCAAAGTTGACATTGTAAGGACAAAGGATCATATCCTTGTAAGGATCGAACAGTCCTTCCTTAATCATTGCTTTGGAAAAGTTCTGTGCCTTGTTAAGAGCGTCATCACGGTGGATACTCTTGGACCATGGTTTAATTACCAACAGTCCATGCTCTCCACAGTCTTCCTTGACGTTCTCAGACAAGGGAACAGCGAGTCCATCCTTGATCTTAGTTGCCAAGGAAATGATTGGAGAAAGTAGCGCTTGGCGATACACTTCTGTTAGTTCTACGATTGGTAGTTCCAGAAGCATTTTGCCCAAGATTGCTTCACCATACACTGGTGGCAACTGATTCAGATCACCAAGGAAAATGAATTGCACTGCTGATGGATCAGGCAATGCATCGTACAGGAGATTCATTAGGTCGATTTGAACCATGGAAGATTCATCAACTACGATCGTACGAATACTGCTGGGCAGTTTGTTCATCTTGTTACGAGCTGGTCGAAATTCCATACTCTTAACAATAGTGCCATCCTCCTTTTCCACTTCAAAGTAGAACGGTTCAAATTCCAACAAGGAGTGGATGGTGCAAGTAGTAACATCCCGTGTAAAATGCTTTGCAATCTGGCGCACTGCCATGTTGGTGAAACTGCAGAGAATAATACCGGGTTTGCCAGAGACTAACACTTTGGTGGATTCATGCGTTCCAATGATAGGAAGCATGTTGTTCATAATGAACGTATTGACCAATCCCTTGAGTGTACTGGTTTTACCAGTTCCTGCTGCACCAATGAGACAGAAGCTCTTACCAGCAAGGCCACTGTTAATGGCTGCTAGTTGCTTGTCATTCCATGGTCGGGATTCATCAATCTTCCACCCCAGTTTGTGGAGGGATGGAACGTCCATACTAGTGGACAGTTTGGCGGCAAGATCGCTTGCAACTGCTGCTACTGCAGTCTTTTGTGCGGCCTTGATTTCTGCTAGTCGCGCACGCGCACGATCGATAGCAGAGAGGGCACTGTTAGTGGTTGTTGTCATGGTTGTTACTGTTCTTCTGCTTCGAGAATCAGGAGCAAGATTGTTGCTTGGAAAGGCCACAGTGTACCAAACAAGGCATGTTCTGTGTGCAATTCAACGTCAGTAACAGGATCAACGTAGCCTTCTTTGCAGATTTCAACCCATGCTTCTTGCAGGCTAGGTTGTTCTGTTAGTAACGCTGCTTCTATCGCTGCGATTGTTTGTTGTGAAAGTGCCATGATAGTGGTTCCTTTCTAGTATCCTGCTGCGTCTTGGTGGAAGTGCAAGCCAACGATACCACAAGTTGGGCACTTGCTGGATGCTTTGACATGGCGGTAGTATTTGTACTGCTCATGGAGTTTGGCACTTGTATTAAGGGCCACTGATAGGGCGAATACTGGTTGATCGAACAACGCTACTCGCAGTTGGGAATCAAGGCTCATAACAAGAGCATGAGAGAATGCTTTGCCATTGCTGTGCAGATTCATGAAACCAATGTCAGCGCTTGGGAGTGTTACTCCTCTGCGCTCGAAAGAAAATTCTTGAGCTGGTGAGAGTAGCGAACGTGGGTAGTTGCTTGCAATGCCGGATGTTGCCATGATTAGGACTCCTGCTAGTTACAGATCAGGACACAATTGATTGGATTCGTAGTCCAGTGCAACTTGGCGAGCCCGACTAAAAAGACCAATAACCATACGTCTTTTAGTGTGGACACTATCATTGAAGGCTGGAATTGTCTCAGTTTCCTGAGGCAAAACAGCTACTAAGGCACTGATGGCAACATCCGTGGAATCTTGCCAACCATCAGTAGTTTTAATGACCGCACCCAGAGCACAGAATCTGCACGCATGGGGAGATTCTGGTTCTACTGGATTGTAGTTTGCATCCATTGCATAAGTACCCTTGATCCAGACTCCGGGTACTTCCAGTCTTTGCTGGGCAATCAGCAGTATGTCACTTGTGTTCATATCGAATATTCCTAGTTTGGTTGGCGAAAATAGTAGATGCTGTTAACAACAGTCCAATGAATGGCTGCTCCCTGGGAGCGCACGTTTCCCAGATCATTACATTATAGGCGCCTCAACCCATTTGTCAACCCCCAATTGTTCTCTTATCCATGCAGGAGTAACACTACTGTGGGACTGCTGGGATCGTAGTGATTGTGACTGTGGAATGTTTGAACGCATTCGTGGCTGCCATTGCCATGCGAGTATCGCATCTTCTGCCGCCCTCCACAGCGAAACCATTAGTACCAATGTCATTCTGTTATTAGTATTAGTAATCTCAACTGCAACTGATAGCCTTTGCCATGCGAATCATTGTAGTTAGTATCGCAGTCACGTTAGTTATCGCACTCGCCATGCGAATCATCATTGTATTAGTTACCGCTATTGGTTGCATCGCTTCGCTCCTATGATTAGTGTTGGTGTCGTAGTCGCTCCGGGCCTTCGCCATGCGATAGTTCCTCCCTCAACAGGATTCCCTATGTAGTCCATGTAACAGTGTAACAGTGTAACACGCACCCATCTGTGCCAGTTTGCCCCTCCAAACCCTCAATACTTATAACTCATACCCTTTGTGCCTTGTCATACTACTATCCCCCTCTTTGATTTTGAAAAGAATAAAATATATAATACATAGTAGTAAGAGAGTGAGAGAGGGTAGGAACTGAGAGAGAACTAACAGAGGGAGAAACTAATAGCGGCTGAATGGAAGAGGTCGAGAGTGAGGGAAACCCGTTCATGTTACACAGTTACATTGTTACATGCGTTACATGACTTACATAAGGAATCCTGATGTAAGAGAATCCACCAAACAAATCATTGTTTATCTTAGATTGGAACGATGCAAACTAACCAACAAATTGTTGCGTGGAAACAACTGCAATTAACAGAACAAACTTACTCACAATTTGTGGATAACCACATCGCAAATGTAACGACTTGTAACGAAACGATACGAACAATTCTCATTCGCCTGCGATTGGTGCGAAACTCCCAAATGTGGTGCAAGAATCACCAAACTAGTGCCGCGAAGCTCGCATGGCAAAATGAATAACTCTCGAATAACTTGTGAATAACATTCGTAACCTATTGATTCCATTGACTTTCTCCTGTGAATAACTAATTACTCCAAAGTTGGCACACAAACTGCTAATAGTAGAGTGCGGGAATAATCCCGTGCAACTCGAAGGAATTATCATGGTCATCAATCAAACTGAACTCACAATTGACACAGTAACACCAGCCTTGCAACTCGGACAAATCCAAATCAGCGCAGACCGCCGTAGTATGGACAAGAACAAGCCACTGGCAGATTCCGACCGTATTCGCCGTGTTGTCATCCCTGCTAACCACTGGGGTACTCTCGCTGCATCCATGAATGGCAGTGCCAGTCAGGGCCTTACTGATATCCTCACTAACGGCCTGAAGACTATCGCTAGTGCCCGCCTCAAGGACTACCTTACTGAGCAACCCCTTGCCCGCACTGTCAGTGCCAATGACTACACAGTGTCTGCACTGCTGGCATGGAGCCTTGACACTGCTAGCAGCCGTGGTGCTCTCACATTTGACCGCGAACAAGTGGAAGAGTGGTTCCCTACTAGCAAGCTCTTTACTGTGATGGCTGCTAAGGGCAAGCAGTGGACAGAGTTCATGGCTAACCGCCTTGGCACTCTCGCTGCTAAGAACCATGGCCTCAAGAAACCAGAGGATGCTGACAAGCTGATAACACTACTGGCAGATGATGTGGAAACACCAATCGTTAGCGAACTCATCCAGCGCCTCACCCACATTAGCCGTAGTCTCGCTGCACGCACTGCTACTGCTACCCTGAGCCTTGACGACCTGTAACCACTGGCGCTAGCAGCGACCTGCTGCATCCTAGGGGCATGTTAACACCATTGCCCCTTCTTTTGGCACCACTTCCGAAGTGAGTACTCACTCACAAGCAGCAGCACGAAGTGTGCACCAACTAACTTGACGGGTGGGGAGGGGCCTTTTTGGTGGTGGATTCCTTTTCTTTCCTATAACATCCACCTCGTATTTCTAAAAATTTCCAAAACACCATCCATCATTACTACCACTCCCACAGCATTCCTCTGTAGCAAGTAGCTGGGATCAGTGGTACCATGCATTCTACTATCAACAGTTTCACCGGAGTAATTCGCAGCTATGGATACCGCACTAGCGAACACACTGCCAGACACGATTGCCAATGATCCCACAGTCATGAAACTGCTGGGACTTCTTGGCGCCGAAGTATCGCAAACTGCCGCCGCACTAGCCTGTGGTGTCAGTGATGGCTACGTCACACAGTTGCTGAAAGATCCAGAGTTTGTTCGTGCTCTTGGAAATGTCCGCTCCGTGAAAATTGAAGCTGCTGTCAAACACGATGCGCAGATTGATAGTGTCGAAGCGAAGGCGCTGCAAGCAGTGGAGAATCGTCTGCCACTAGTGCGGAACGCATCCGAAGCAGCACGAATTTTTCAAATCCTCAATGCTAGCAAACGCCACGCAACTGCTGGCAGTAACACTGCAGCTCCCGGGGCACAGCAAGTCAACATCGTACTCCCACGAGCAGCATCCGTTCACATCAGTATGAACTCCCAGAACCAAGTCATTGAAGTGGAAGGGAAAACCATGGCAACACTACCAAGCCGTTCACTCCCAGGACTCGCAACAGATGTGGCCGCCAAGACAACGACAGCGAAGGAAGTACTGAAAGCTGCAACCCTTGCAAGTGCTGCGAAAAAGGATACTGAGAAGGCCTCACAACTTCTGGGCAATCTCGATCCACTAGTGACAATGATCGGCGGAGTTCAACGAGTTCTATGAGCGACACTACGGAAGAAGTACCATCGCAGATCGAAGCTTTGGCGGCGGAAGTTTTTGGTAGTTCCGACCCTTCCAACATCCTAGATGTAACCGCTTCTCGCGAAGAATTAACGGACGCTGCTCGCAGTAGTCTTGACTTCCTCGCTGCTCTCATTCTTACGGAGATTTACGAATATGGCTATCCGCCGCTCCTCCAAGCAATCTGGCAACTTATCACGGCGGAAGCAGCGAACGGTAAAGGAAAGCCAAAGTATGCGCTCGGCATTCCTCGCGGGTTCTCCAAAACGGTGGTTCTCAAACTCTACGTTACGTGGCTTGTTCTCTTCAGTAACAGGCGTTTTATCCTCGTGGTCTGTAATACAGCGAAACTCGCAGAGAACTTTCTCTCGGACGTTACGGACATGCTCAATAATATCAACATCAAAAACATCTTCGGAGCATGGAACGCAGAATGTGAGCAAGACACCTTAGCATTCAAGAAGTTCCATTTCCGTGGTCGTGATATTGTTTTGGCGGCTCTCGGTGCTGGTAGTTCCTTGCGCGGCTTGAATTTGAAATTCGTACGTCCTGATGTTGTCGTGATGGATGATATGCAAAACAGAGACGAAGCAGCGAACCCAGAAATAGCGAAAGAACTCCTGGTGTGGATGCTAGGAACACTGATGAAAGCTTGTCATCCTCATCGATGCATTTTCATCTTCGTAGGAAATATGTATCCCTTTGAGGGAAGTATCCTGCGGAAACTCAAGCATTCTGCTGAGTGGGTCAGTTTCATTACTGGCGCCATCAACGCTAATGGTGAGAGCATTTGGCCAGAGCATCGTAGTCTCGAGGATTTGTTGGCAGAATTACAGTCGGATACCGACATGGGACATCCGGAAATCTTTTTCTCCGAGGTAATGAATGATGAAGAATCTGGAACAGTATCGGGAATTGATGTATCAAAGATTCCTGGATGCCCAGCGCATCTCGATGATATCTCTGCGCAAGGTGGGTGTATTATCATTGACCCAGCCCTTGGAAAGAAGAAGGGCGATGATATTGGCATTGGAGCATTCCTACTCTATGATGGTATCCCAGTCTTCCGTGAATGCATCAGCAAGAAGCTTGATCCAGGACAAACCATCCAGCAGGCCACATTCCTGGCAGTTAAGTATTCCATGCAACTGATAATTTGTGAGGGCGGTGCGTACCAAGCTACTCTCATTTATTGGTTCAATCAGGTCTATGCGCAACTTGGTGTCACTGGCATCAACGTTGGTGAGATCACTACTGGTGGCGTGCAGAAGAACTCTCGCATTCGCGATGGCCTCAAACTCCTGCTCAGTGGCAAGATCTTCCTCCACAAGGATGTTCGTTCCGCAGTAATCTACCAGATCACCCAATGGAATCCTTTGAAGACTACTAATAAGGATGAACTGTTGGATCTAATAGCGTACATCTACAAAGCAATGGAAATGTACCCTGACTGGATGCCTTTATTGATTTCCGAGCAGGTTGTTGATAATATGCCAGAATCGTCTCACACACACTCGTTAGCATTACCCTTCTAGGAATAACAAATGGCCACAGCAGCAACACCACTTCCACTATCAGTAGATGCGCAGGCGTCTGTTGTTAAGTATGTGCAATCTGCTCTGTCGCTGTACGCGACAAGTTACAACATCCGTTCGCAGATGGAACTGCGGGATCGTGCGTACTATCGTGAGCAGGATTCATCTGGCGCTCAGCAGAAAGCATCCCAAGCAAACAACTCAGGCGATCCAACGAAGTTGCAGAACGTCACAGTTCCTGTGGTCATGCCACAAGTGGAAACAGCACTCGCTGATCTCACTGAGACGTTCCTGACAGGATATCCTATTTTCGCTACTGTTACGCCTCCGGAACTGGCAGATGCTGGCACCATGATGGATACCATTATTGGTGAGAACAGTACTCGCTGTGGTTGGCCTGCAGAACTGGCAATGACAATGCGGGAAGGTCTCAAGTATGACCTAGGCGCAGTAGAAGTAACCTGGCAGAAGAAAAAGATCTTCGCTATCACGACGCCTGAGAATGTCGCAGTTTCGAAGAATGGTAACGTCGATGAAACGTACTATGAGGGAAACTTCATTACTCGTCTCGATCCGTACAACCTGATCCTTGACACACGTGTCAGTCCTGAGAAGAATCACCTTGAAGGTGAGTTTGCAGGATACTCGGAACTGGTGTCCCGCATCGCGATGAAGAAACGCATGGAGGATCTTCCTGCTCTTGGAACCATGAACTTCAAGGCCGCGTTTGAAACTCCTGGCATTGCTGCTAATTACGTCAGTGATTCCAATGCTGCGTTTTACATTCCTCAGATCAATCCTGGTGCTCTTTTGCCAATCGCTGATCGCTACCAGCACAACTGGTTGGCCTGGGCAAATCTCTCGCCAGTAGAAGCTGCTAGCAAGGAGAACACACAGGACTCCTATCAGTGGACAGTGATGTACTGCCGCATTCTGCCAAGCGATTTCAAGATGCAAGTCAAGAACCGCAATCACGTGCAGATTTGGAAGTTTATTGTTATCAACAATAGCACTGTCATTTTTGCTGAGCGCCAGACCAACGCACACAACTACCTGCCAATCATTGTCTGCAAACCATCAGCAGATGGCATGTCGTGGCAGTCTAAGAGTTTCGCTGAGAATGTGATTCCTAGCCAACAAGCTGCTACCAGTCTCATGAACTCAGGACTGGAATCTCAGCGACGCAAAGTCTACGATCGTATCTTCTACGATGCCAGCCGCATTAACAAGAAGGACATTGATGTTGTCTCTTCTGTTGCGCGCATCGCAGTTAAGAACTCCGGCTATGGCAAACCCATCAGCGAAGCAATCTATCAAGTTCCCTACCGGGATGATGGTGTTGCTGAAATCTTCCAGACTTCTCAGTCTGTAGCGCAGATGGGTGACATTATCAATGGCCAGAATCGTGTGTCCCAAGGACAGTTCCAGAAAGGAAACAAGACGCGCGCGGAGTTCGATACTACTATGGGGAATGCAAACTCCCGGGGTCGCCTCCGCGCCTTGAATCTGGAATACACTTTCTTCGTGCCAATCAAGGAGATTGTGAAGAGCAACATCCTCCAGTATCAGTCTCCTATTACTCTCACCAACTCGGATACCAAGAAGCAGGTGGAAGTTGACCCAGAAGCACTGCGGAAAGCAAATCTGTCCTTCGCACTTTCTGATGGTTACCTGCCTGCTGACAAGATGGTCAGTGGTGATCAGATGGCAGTTGTGTTCCAAGCAGCTTCTGCTATTCCTGCCATTGCTGCTGAGTACGATCTCATGGGAATGTTTGCATATTCCATGAAACTGAAGGGTGCTCGCTGGCTCAATGATTTCAAACGTACTCCTGCGCAAACTACGCAGTACATGCAAACCATGCAACAAGCTGGCACAGCAGCAGGAACACCACCAGCAGTTCCCAACACCACCCCCAACTAAGAAAGCAAAACATGCTACAACCTGACACCAACATCCCTTTTGGAAAGTTCCATTTCACTGAAGAGGAACTGATGCGAGGGAAGATGCTCTCTGTAGAAACTATGGCGTACTTCAAGCACGCTGCTACGGAGATTGCAGAATCCATGCTGGCTACCAAGTTCTCCCCCAATCTGGAGGATCGAGAAGCTCAGATCCAAGAATTCGTGTTTCGGCAGGCTCAGTATGAGTTTCTGCTGACAGCACTCAGCGACAGTGGCGATGTTTACAACGCCCTCAAAGCATCAGAGTCCTCTGATAATCAAGAGTAAGTTCAACCCCTCCTTGGAGAATAACCATGTCTTTCCTTTCCAGCATCTTCCCTCCCTCTTCTGGTACTCCCGCTAATGGTGCGGGTGCTGCTCCGGGCGCCGCTCCTGCTGCTGCTCCGGCGGTTGCTGCAGTTACTACTCCTGCAGTTGCTGCTACCGTGGTAGAACCGGCTGCTCCCGCTTCCCCGCTTGATGAATTCACCAAGCTGTGGCAACCTGTAACTGGTGCGGACGGAAAACCAATTGCTCCTGCTGGTAACACACTTGCGGAGCCAGTCTTTAATTTCGATCCTGCAAAAGTTCGTGAGTCTGCCGCAAAGATGGATTTCGCTGCTGGCATTCCACCAGAAATGATGACAAAAGCGTTGGCTGGTGATGCTGCTAGTATGGCAGCGGCTATTAACCACGCAGTGCAACAAGCAGTAGTTGGGATGACACTCAACACTGGTAATCTAATCAACCAAGCTGTGGTGGCAAACAACGATCGCGTGACTGCGAGTTTGCCAACACACATCAAACGTGTACAGCTCCAAGACATTCCGAATGACAATCCGGTACTGTCTCACCCTGCTGTGCAACCACTTGTGGAAACTCTGAAGCGTGCTGCTTTCGAGAAAGATCCACGCGCCAATCCTGCCGAAGTAGCAGCCAGCATCAACAGTTACCTGATGGGCCTGGGTGTAGCACTGGCAGACACAACCCCAGCCGCAGTTGCAGCGAAAGCTAAAGTTACTGCTGGTGAACAAGATTGGTCCTCTTTCCTTCCCTAATTGATTCGTTTTACTTCCTTCCACTCTTAGGAGAATTTTATGCTTGGAAAACCTCATCTGGATAACGGCGGCAATGCTGTCCGTATTCAGGGCCCTGGTGATACCATTATGGATCAGACAGCGATCTTCCCGATCACTACTGCCGGTTCTGGTATCCTCTCTGCTGCTGGTATGAACAGTGGTATCATTGAACGTACCGGCCCTGGCGCTGGTTACGCGGACGTGCTGGACACTGCTGACGTGCTGATGTCTGTTCTGCAGAACGTCTCGCCTGGTGACAGTTTCGAGTTTTTGTTCCGCAACACTGTTGCGTTTGCAAATACCGTTGCTGTTTCTGAAGGCGCTGAACTTGCTGGTGCCAATACCGCTGTTGCTGCCAGCACCGTTCGTCGTTACTTGGTGACCATTCTTGCTACTGCGCGGCGTCAGTCGTTCTTGGCAAACACCACCAACGCGTCTGCTGTTATCAGCGGCCTGACCCAAGCGCAAGCACAAACGCTGCAGCCTGGTATGGGCATTACTGGTACCAACATTCCTGCTGCCACCACTGTGCTGTCCGTGAACTCTGTTTCCGGTACTGTCACTATCAGCGCCAATGCTACTGGCACTGCTGCGAACGCTATGACGTTCTTCCCTCGTTACAACATCCGTGGCTTGGCCTCGATGACGCTGTAATTCGTCAACCTGCAAAGAATCAGCTTAACTCTAGGAGAAATCTCATGGCTGTTGGTGTTTTCAATACTGCGGTAATTCCGCAAGATCTGGCGAAGAAATCGTTCTCCGCTATGATTACTCGGCTGATGCCTAACGGCTCAGCACCTCTGTTTGGTTTGACAGCACTTCTGAAGGAAGAAACTGCTTACCAAATTGAACACGGGTTCTACAGCAAAACCATGCTGTTCCCGTCCATGCAACTGACAGCGATTGCTGCTATCGGTGACACTGTTTTCAACGTGGCCTCCACTACCAACATCCTGCCCGGTATGTTGATTCGTGCTGACACGACCAATGAAAACATCTTGGTTACCGGCATCGTCAGTCCCACGCAAGTTGCTGTTCAGCGCGGCATCGGCTCTGTTGCTCAGGCGGCCATCGCCTCCACTACCAACCTGTGGATGGTGGGCAATGCGTACGAAGAATCTTCTCTCCGTCCGCAGTCTCTGATCATCGTGCCTCAGCGTGTTACCAACTACACGCAGATTTTCCGTAACACCTGGGCTGTGTCGGAAACCACTCGTGCCACGATGCTGATCGCCGGTGATACTGCTGTCGCAGAATCCAAGCAGGACTGCGCTGCGTTCCACGCTGTTGATATCGAGAAGTCCTTCTTCTTCGGCCAACGCTTCTTCGGTACTCGCAATGGTCAACCCTTCCACACCATGGACGGCGTTATCAACAGCGTTACTCAGAACGTTCCTGGCAACATCAGCACACTGGCTGGTACTACCAACTACACGCAACTGGAAGCTGCTCTCGATCCCGTGTTCAATCAGGTAACTGATCCCAAGAGCATTGGCGAACGCATCCTGTTCTGTGGTGGTTTCGCTCGGCGCGTGATGCACCAGATCTTCCGTTTGAATGGTACGTACTTCATCGAAGACGGCCAAACTTCCTGGGGTCTGCAGTTCGACAGTTTCAAGATTCCTCGTGGTCGCTTCACTATCATTGAGCATCCTCTGTTCAATGCTTATGGCCAAGCTTCTACCTGGGCCAAGATGGCTGTTGCTCTGGATTTGTCCACGTTCAATTCTGCGTACATGACTGGTCGCAAGACTGTCAACAAAGAATTCAACATGGATGGTGGTGCTGCTCAGGACAATGGTGTTGATGCTGTGGGTGGTACTCTTACCAGCGAGCTGACTTGCTTGGTGAAGAATCCTGCGGCTGATGCCATCCTGTATAACTTCACGGCAGGCATCGCCGGCTAAGTTCCAAGGGGTTGTAGCAACTAGGTTGCTGCTTTATGCTGGGAGTTTGGAAACATTCTCCCAGCTTTTTGGTTAGTTCAAACTGTTATCAACTGGAGAATCAAAATGGGAAGTCGTACTTTCAAACATCTGACTGCTGGATCGAACACGATCATGCCTACCGGCAAAGTCCTGACCTTTGGTGGCCGTCCTGGTGGTGTGGGCTTTTACACCACGGAAGATGAAGATGAAATCAAGCACATGTTGCAACTGGTGAAATCGCCAACTGCGCCGGTGGAAGAAGAAGTCGCAGCAGTGGCAGAAGCTGCTACTGAAACCATCGCTACTGCCGTGTTGACGAAACCAGCAGATCCTGCCCTGCAAGAAGCTGTGAAAGATGCTGCTGCTTCGGCGGAAAAAGCTGCTGATCCTCACGTGGTTGCTGCGCAAGAAACTCTGAACAAGTTGATTGCCAAGAACGGTACGGCCACTGTTGCTGCGCAGGCGGCTCCTGCCAACAACCCTGCTCCCACTCCGTAAGTTTCAGCAACAAGATGTGGCCTTAGCAATAGGGCCCATTGGAGAATTTAATGGCTACTGACCTCTACAACACAATCTACGAAGACGTAGTAACTCTCACAAATCGTCCTGATTTGGCAGGAGAAACTGCTGTTGCCGTACGAACTGCTACGATAAGTGTGCACAATAGTGCTGCTTATCCTCGCGACGTAGAGACTGTTCCCATTAAATTGCCCAATCCTGCATACATTGTTGGTATTGACGCACAAGTGTCACTCCCACGACTGCGAGGGCTCAGCCAAGTAGTGGGTCTTGATGTTGATTTCAACGTGATTGAAACATTGGAAATTGAAATCGTGGAACTGGGGGATACTAAGGACCCTGAGTACCATACTTGGAAGAATAACATTGCGTACTTAGCAGGAACTGCTGTCAACATCCGCACTTCCATGCCAGTTTACGGCTACGTCATCGACTATTTTATGACTCCGCAAGTTCGGCCTGAGTTGTACGGATCCTGGATTGCACAACTGATGCCAGACCCCATTGTCTACATGGCAGCAAGCATTGTGCTTTCCACCAATGGCAATGAAGACAAAGCCAAGAGTTACATGGCGTTCTACCAGAATGTCTTGAAACCCCAACTTGATTCCAGCTACCTCACATCCATCATTCGCTAGGAGTAATCATGTTCTCAATCTGGGGAAATCAAAACAACGAAGCTTATATGCTTCCCATGGTGAAACTGACACCGACACTGCCAGACTCGCAAAACTACATGCTGGGTTGGAACACTGTTAGTCAGGGGCTGGATTACTTCCCAGTAGCCTACAATCCAACCACAGGCAGCCTCAGCATTGTGGCAAATTCTGCTGTTCCTGTGGCACTAGCTAATGCTCCACTCTCTATCACTGGCAGTGTCAATGGCTTCTTGCAACTGGCCATTCGCAATGCATTGGCCGGTGCCAGTGCTAGTAGCGATGTGGTTGCAGGGAGTGACACCAGCACGGATACCACCAACTTCGTAGACATGGGCATTAACAGTTCCGTGTTTGCAGACGCCACTTGGACCATCAATGGTGCCAATGATTCCTACTTGTATGCCATGAGTGGAGTCCTAAGTATCGGCACAGCCAGCGCCAAGGAACTGAACTTCTTCACGGGTGGCACTCTCCTTGCCAACAAGCGTCTTGCCATTGATACGCTGGGGAACTTCCTCACCAATGGTATGGCCGCAGCAACTTCTGCTCAGAAGGCTCTCCACCTTGCCAATGCCGTGATTCCTACTGCCAATCCTGTTGGTGGTGGCGTCTTGTACGTGGAAGCTGGTGCCCTCAAGTATCGCGGCAGTGGTGGAACAATTACAACTGTGGGAGTGGCGTAATGCAAGAAGCAATCAATCTACCAGACGAAGAAGTCGAACTGCAATTTTCATTGACTGCAAAGGAAGCAACTCTTGTTGTTAACGCGCTTGCTCAATTGCAATTTGTGCTGGTTGCTGGTCTAATTGGTAAATTGCAGTCGCAAGCTGCATCCCAGAAACCAGCTCCTACGGGAGACCAACAATGATGCGGCCTATGTCTGACACTGAACTGACAGATCGTGAACTTCGTATTGCACGCTACGCTGCTGATTCTGCCGTCAAGCAGATCACGGAAGGATTCTATAAGGAGGTTGGCAAGACTGTTGTCAACAAGTTCCTTATCCTCCTTGGAGCCATGGCTGTTGCATTTTGTCTTGGGAAGTACGGACTTCCTACCAATCTTTTCAAGTAGGAACTACCATGGCTTACACACCGGTTGCTACTGATGCAACCCAACCAACAGATGACCAGTATGCGAGTACTGCTGCTCTTGAGTTCCGCACAATCAAAGCGTACCTCAATGGTATCGTTGCTGCTGGTTTGCCTGCATTTCCTGCTGGTGGCGGAGTGCTACAGACGGATGGTGTTAGTGCCTTCTGGGGTTCTATCACTGACCAATATTCCTTCTTCAACCGAACCTAATTTAGGAGTCAATTATGTCTGGATCTCCCGCATATGCTGCCAATCCGCTGAATGCTGCTGTTAACATTGCAGTAGCAAATCCCAATCGCGATGGCACAGGTACCATTGGTACACTGTACACTGCCCCTACTGGTGGCGCTCGAATTGACGACATTTGGCTGAAAGCTAAAGTGACAACTACAGCGGGGATGATTCGTCTGTGGTTGTTTGACGGCACAACCTATCGCTTGCTGCGAGAAATTCTGGTTCCTGTAGTAGTAGCTTCTGCTACTGTTGCTTCTTGGGAACAGGCTTTGACAGGGCTTGGTATTGTCTTGCAAGCTACTTGGAGTCTGCGAGTAAGTACTGAGAAGGGTGAAAGCTTTGACGTCAGCATCACTCGTGGTGGCACCTTTGTGTAACTAGGAGCATCCTCATGAATGAAGGACTCTTTGGTTTTCCATCACCTGCTCCATCGGAGATTTGGTTAGCAGGACAACCAGCATACGCTGGTACGTATAGTCGTATTCTTACCAGCTATCCTACCGTGGTACGTAACATTCCAGGGGATATGGTTTTGTCCATGGACGCCACTTATGGTGTGGCAGTTACTATTGGCAAACCGGGACTGTACTACGTAGAACTGGCGTGCTATTTCAGCGCACAGACTGATGCTGGTATTTCCTTGAATGCTACTCCTTCTGAATGTGCTGCTGCCTTCACTAGTTTGCCCCTGAATAAGATAGTCCTTGGTCAACTGGCAAATGCCGGTAATAGCGTCTCTGTCTCCGGCCCAGTCTACTGTGTTCCAGGGGATGTACTACGTCCGCACACTGATGCAGTTAGCTTCAGTGCTGGTAATTCTCGTCATCGTTTCCGTGTACTGCGTGCAGCCTTAGGCTAAGGATTACCAATGGCAAAGCAACGGTTCAAGAGTGCTCTTAACGCTGCGACATTTCCACTGGTAAGTATCTTCCAGCAGCGAACTGTAATGCAGCCACAACTGGACTCAGGTACGCGAGTACCTCAGCCATGGTACGGCACTCCTGAATCTGCTGACATTTCAGTTCCTCAACTGTTGTACTGTGAGAATGTCATTCCCACTGCTGAAGGGATTCAGTCTGTTGATTACAGCCAGCAGATTCCTCCACTGCTTGGTGCAACGATGTTCGACCAAGCCATTACCATTCGTGATGCGGATGAGAACAATTATCTGTTCTCTCCTGCCGGCGGTCTCAATTACATTTACCGTGCAATTACGGGAACCTGGGCATCGACGAATCCCATTAGTGCCGCGAATCGCACTGTTACTCGCGCGTACGTCAATGGTCGCACTTTCATCTGCTACCAAGGTCTTGGCATTTATGAGTACGATGCTTCAACCAACGTGTTTGCAAAAGTAACCATGACTGGAATTGCAGATGCTGATATTGATGGCATTGCTGCTTCCAACAACTACCTCATTGCTTACGTAGACCTCACAGTTTACTGGAGTAGTTTGATTGACCCACTGGATTTCATCCCAAGTCTCACCACTGGAGCAGGTTTCAGTATCCCGCAAGACGTGAAAGCGAAAATCACCGCTGTTCTTGGAACTGCTGGTGGTTTCATCATCTACACTTCCAAGAATGCTGTTGCGGCTGTGTACAGCCAGAACATTCGTGCACCTTTCACGTTCAAGGAAATTGCAAATGCTGGTGGTGTGCTCACTTACGAGCAGATCACATCGGATCAAAACTCTGGTCCTCAGTATGCGTGGACAACAGGAGGGTTGCAGAAGATCACTACTCAGGGGAGTGAGCCTGTCAGTGCTGAAGTGAACGATTTCTTGGCCGGGAAAGTCTGGGAGTCCTGGGATTCTCTTACTAAGACACTGACGCAGTTCTATACCAGCGCACCTGAGTTCCAAGTGAAACTTGCGTACATCGCTAGTCGTTACCTTATTATCAGTTACAGTGTGGACAACAGTGGTTTGTTCCAGTACGCTCTTGTCTATGATACGACACTGAAACGGTGGGGTAAACTGAAGATCGATCACGTTGATTGCTTTCCTTATCCGTATCCCAATGTCACTGGGAATCTCCGGTACATGGACCTGACTGCCATCACATACGCTGGTCTTGGCAGTACCAGTTACGCTGGGTTATCTCAAGGTATTGAGAGCGTCACTCCGTCGAAACGGACAATTGCATTCTTGTCCTCTACTGGTGAGGTGCAAATCCTCAACATGGATTACAACAAGTCCGCTAGTCAACTTGGTGTTGCGATCTTTGGAAAGTTCCAGTTGATTCGTGCTCGCATGATGACATCGCAGATCATTGACTTTGAAGGAGTCTACAGCAATCCTGCTTTGGCGCCGGAGATTTCTGTTACTGTCCTTGCTAGCCTAGATGGATTCAACACGGATTCCATCGTACCGATGATTCTCCTGAAAGCAGGAAAGTTGATCCAGCGGTGGGCCAAGCGAGTAACAGGATTGAATATGTCAATTGCTGTTGAAGGCGTGTTTGCACTCTCATCTGCGATCTTTGAGGTTACTGCTGAAGGTGACCGATAATGTACGGTATTGACAACTTCAAGATTCAGCTAGGACTGCCGCCGCTTCCTGCTGAGGACATTCCACCAGAGTTGTACGATAACTTCTTCGAGTTGCATCGTGCAGTTCAGAATCTGTTGCGTGGTGTATCCCAGTATTCTGGCATTGATGCACCAAGTCAGGAAACTTGGAGTTCGCTAGTTTACAGTGATACGCTGCTGGAGAGTAACCTCACGCGCATGTATGTTCCTGCTGGTGCAGTCATTGCCCGTGGACAGGTGGTGAACCTGTACAACAATGCTGGTGCGCTGAACGTGCGACTGGCACAGGCCAACAGCATCGCTACTATGGGACACGGTGTTGCCAACAGTGCTGGCGCCATTGGTGAAACCATTGAGGTGTATTGGGCGCGAGGACTTCTTGATAGTATCGGAGGTCTCACTGTTGGAACTGTGTACTATCTTTCACCTTCTGTAGCAGGTGCTGTGCAAAACACTAAACCTGTGACAGTCGGGCAGATTGTACAACCCATTGGTCTTGCTCTCAGTGCCGCAACCATGCTAATGGATATCCCTCTTAACCCGCAACAACTCTAGGAGTTATCATGCCCCCATTCGTCGCAACACTCCTGGCTCAGGGCCTTGGACTTCTTGGTAACGCTGTGCTTAACAAGGGCAAAGAAGTTATTGAGGAGAAACTCGGTGTCAACATCGAGGAACTCACACAATCTCCTGAAGGCTTGCAACAGCTTCGTCAGTTGGAGATTGATAACGAGCAGTTTCTGCTGACCAACGCACTGGAAAATCGCAAGATTGATCTTGATTTCTACAAGGTTGATGCAGGTGACAGAAACTCTGCTCGCGACATGGGAACTCGTACACAAGAGTCTCCATACGCTAGTTGGTTGGCCAAGAATATCGTACCAATCCTGGCGCTGATTATTGTCCTTGGTGGTGGCGCTGGTATCATCTGGAGCGAGACAGAGAGTGTGCGATCCGCACTTCTTGTCATTGTCACTGGTGTTGTGAGCTACTACTTTGGCACCAGCATGGGAGCTACTCGCACTGCGGCTGCTGTTCAAACTCTGGGAGGTCAAAAATGAGTCTCGGTACTGACCAAGAATTGTTTGCACAAGATTTTGCAAACCTGATCCTGTTCGCATTCTCCCAAGGTGATACTGTTCGCATTGGTGAAGTGCAGCGTCCCTTGGAAATGCAGCAGATTTACGTATCCACCGGCCGTAGCAAGACTATGGATTCTCAGCACATTAAGAAGTGTGCTGGTGATTTGTTCATTCTCCGCGACGGAAAGATTCTTGATCGCGAGCAGATGAAAAAGTATGGTGATTGGTGGGAAGCTAAGAGTTCTCGCCATCGTTGGGGCGGAAGCTGGCGTGGATTGATTGAATCCAAAAAGAGTGACTTCGTTGATGTGCCTCATTTTGAATTGAAGTTCTGATAACCCTCTTGAAGTTTCACGTCTTCTGTGGGATACTGCTGTTAATAGTGATTACTACTTAGGAGTATCTCATGGATACGAAAACATTCCAACCTTCTGACATTCTCGCACAACTGCTAGGTCAGAAGACGACGACAGATACCAGCAGCTCTGCTAATGTTGCACCACTGCAGCAGGTGTTTGATCGTAATATGGCTCCAATGAGCCAAGAGTTGTATAACAATCTCATCACCAGTATTTTCCAGAAGGCTGGTCAGAATGTACCAAGTATCACTGCAGCTTTGTCGAATGCAACAGGCACTCGCAGCAGTTCTAACTCTCCCCTCGCACTGGCACTGAATCAGCAGAACAATGAAGCAGCTACTGCTGCGGCTGCTGCCATTCTGGGACAAAACAACACCCAACAACAGATCGCAAGTAATGCTGCAAACGGCATTGCTACGAATACTCGTGGCCAAACTTCTACGCAGAAGACAGGCTCTGGTACTGATCCCCTCCTGACAATGCTTGGTGGCTGGGCGCTGAATAAGGCTGATAAGTCGGGTCTCATTGACAAGTTTACTGGCGGTGTCAGCGACATGTTCGGTGGTACCAACTTCGGTGGCGGCGGTGCTGATGTTAGTTCCATCCCTATGGGCTACGACTACGGTGGTGCGGCTGCTACTCCATTTGGCGGAGGTGGCACTGATTTCACTAGTTTTGGTGGCGGCGGAGGTGGGGGCAGTGGTTTCGACTTCGGCGGTTTTGGTGACTCCGTAATGTCTGGTGCTAGCGATATTTACGATACTGTTACCAGCGGTGCTTCGGGCATCTGGGACAGTGTCAGCAGTTTCTTTGGCTTCGCTGATGGTGGAATGCCGAACACAATGATGACCCCAATGACAGGCATGCGTACTCGTTACGCTGATGGGGGGATGACACAAGTACAAGATGCTGCTGGTCGCGGAGTCATGGGCTCGCGTCAGAATGTTATTGATGGCGCTGAAGCAGCAGCAGTGACAGGAAATGATCCGAACGTCATTCTCCGGCAGATTCTCGCTGCCGCTGTTTCTGGACAACCTGCTCCAGTGCAACCACAGCCACAGGCGCAAGCACCAGATCTCATGGGTTTCATTCAGTATCTGATGAACTCTGGCAGTGGCATCAAACGCAATCAGTTTGCGGATGGCGGTAATCGCATGATGACTCCGCTTGTGGGAACACCGAATGGTTACGCTGACGGTGGAGTTGTCCGCAATCGCAACAACATGGGTGGTCCTCTCACTCGTTACGGTGTCAACAGCGTCAACTACGGTGACAGCGGTGCCACTGGTTTTGGCGGCGGAGCTGGTGCAAGTAACGCCGGACTACAAGACTTGGTGTCTCGCGCCATTGAAGAGTACCAGATGGGTAAGGGCGGTGGCAATGCCGGAACTCCTCGCGAACAGGGACCTTCTACAATTGGTGGAACTCTCAACAAGGAACTTGGTGATCCTCAGGGCAAGGAGATGGGACCCAAAGTAGGAGCTGCTATCGCAGGCACCATGAATCCTGTTCTCGGCATGCTCGTCAGTGTCATGAATGGTGGAAGTCCTACAGATGGGGGTTGGGGCAGCGTTGCCAAAACTGCGTACAAACAGTACAAGCAACGTGACACAGCAGAGGGTGCTATCAACGCATCGCCTGATCCTCTTGGTTCTTTCATCGCAGCGCTCTCACAAGCAAGTGGACCAGACAACATTGGTTTTGATCCTCGCGGTGTCAATCCTGCTACCATTCAAGCTGCTGTCAATAGTCTTGGAGCCTTCGGTGTTCCTGGAACTCAGACTGCATTGGATACTTCCATGGGTCCTCAGATGCCAGGAACAGTGGTCCCTGGGATTGACCTGAATACTGGACTTCCCGCAGATCAAACTGTTGGTGGTAATGGTGGCCGGGATCCAACAGATCCTAACAATGGCAACTACGGACTAGGAGCTACTGATCCTTCTGGCTTTGGTAACATGGGCGGCGACGTCAATGCTTCCACAGGCGGCACTAACAGTGAAGCAGATGGTGGCATTGCCAGTAACTTCCGCATCGTAGGCAAAGGATCTGGTACGTCAGATTCCATTCGTATGCAGAGCAAGGAACCTGGTGGTTTAGACGCTCGTTACTCCAATGGTGAGGGTGTCATTCCTGAGGATGTTATCAGTGCCATGGGTGGTTGGAAATTTTTTCAACAGATGATTGACCAGTTTCACACTCCTGTGAACCGCTAAGGAACTATCATGGGCATGCAAGCTATCGAAGCACAAAGCTACGCACCAGCAGCAGACACTCGTCCTGTCAATCAGTTGACGGAAGAAGAAGTTTTGGCGGCTGGTGATTCTGGCACTCCTACCGGAGTCGCTGGTATCAGTTTGTCTGGCGGCTCTCGCACAGCAAGCAGCACAAGTTACAACACTTGGAACCCTCTGGTTTACGATGCTGCCATCAACTCTGTCACTGAAATGACGAAGGCTGGGGGAAGTATTGACCAAGCGTTCACCGACATGACTGCCGCGATCACTGCGCGCAAAGCAGCGGAAACTCAACAGGTCACTGCAATCCAGCAGAACGCTGAAGATATTGGTGCTGCTGGTGCTGCACATGCTGCAGTTGTAGGAGCGCAAGCTGCTCGTCGCAACAACATCCTGTCTGTCGCCAACATCAATCCTGACCAGATCGACAATCAGTTCCGCATGGCAGTTGAGAACATCAACCGTACTAGTGCGCTCGCTGAGCCGCTTGGTCAGGAGATTGATCGTCGCATGGCGGTAGGAATCTTTGACAATCCTTTGGAATGGTTAGTCAACCAAGTGCGACTCCCAGGAATGGTGGGACAGTACAACGCTATTGCTGGTGAGCAGAATCGTGCCATCACCACGGCGAAGAATCTCCAAGCACTGGCGACAAGTCAGATTGCAATCTCTGACAACATGGATGCTGATGCCATTGCCAAGGACATCCTTGCAGATTCCGCTGTCCGAGCCAGCGCCGCAGTTGCGAAACTACGGGAAGTGCAAGCTACTACGGCAGGTGCGGGTGTGCGCGATGCAGCGAATACTCTTGCAATGCAAACCAATAAGGCGGATCTCAACCTCCGTGTTTTGGCGCTGACCAAGGAGCGCACTACGGAATCCTCAGCAGAATCGGAACGGCAGAGCAAGGCTGCTGCTGAACAGGCTCAGATCGACGATGTCAATCGTTACCTGAAAATGATTGGTAGTAATCGTCAGTACACGGCTCCTACTTTCAAACTGCTCGGCACCAAAGAAAAGACCCAGTTGCTGGAACTGTCTGGCACTGGCATCATTGCCAAGAACTTCTCCACTGCGATGAATGTCATTGACAGCATGGGCAGTGCTAACAACATTGCCAATGAAGGCGACAGTGCTGCGATGAACTGGTTCAAAGGAACCATCAGTGAAGCCAACAGTCTCAGTCAGAAGAATCTGGAAATGGCAAAGGCCACTGCCATTGGAACTGGTAAGGTTCTTGATGAACGTGGCCACTTGCTGCAAACACTGGACAACATGCAAACAGTGTACCAGAATCAGGCTGCTACTGATCTCCGCACTGCCAGCGACAACAACCCAGTGAAACTGAATTACACGTTCCTGGCAAAGCAACCACTGTTCAAGGGCAATGCTGTAGCAGACTACATCAATGAGTTTGGTCCTGCTGGTAAGACTCCGGCATTCTCCAAAGTTGATGAAGTCAACATCCTTGACAAACTGTCAAACCAAGGGATGTTGAATCCTGCTTTGATTCCATCGCTGGCGAAACAAGTCACAGACTTCTACCGTCAAGGTTCCATTGTGCAGGCTGAGAGCACAAAGTATCCGCTCTTTGGCATTGATAAACCAGCAGGTTACAACGTCATTCTTCCTTCTACGAATGCTAGCTTCTTCAGTAGTCGCGTGGCAGAAGGAACTGCTGGCAAGCCAATTGACCTGACAAATCAGGCAGCAGTGGAACTGTACCTTACCAAGAACATTGCTCGCAAGATCAATGCTACTCCAAGTCTCCTGAACATCATGA